TTATTTTGTACATCTGGCAATGGTATTTTTAATTTAATATCTTGAACTCCATTTTCCATAAATTCAAGAATTGTACTTCTAAAAGCTGAATCTTCTTGACCTTCTAAAAAATAACCTTTTTGTTTAGGTATAAAACCTATTTGAGTAAAAGGTGCCATTATAGAATATTCACCATCATCAAATTTAAACCTATAACTAAATCTTACAAACTTATCTTCTAAAAAATTAGGATCACCTGGCCAAGCTATTCCTCCATTAAAATCTAAAGTTATATCTTTTCCAGTCATTGTAGACGCTAGAAAATATATAATATCTCCAGCAGCAACATTTACGTTTGAAGAAACTGTTATTGTTTTAGTTGCTACGTTTATAGCCGTAACCGTTACATATTGAGCCGCAGTTATTTTTATTGTTCCAGTAGAACTTGTGCTTGTTACGCTCATGCCAATTTCTACATCATCAACAGTTGTTAATAAAATATTGTTTGTTGGGCCTGGAACTACAAATGTTAGCACATCACCTACAGTAGTTGAAGTGTTAATAGTAAAGTTATATTGTTGTTTTGCAGGTGTACCTCCACCACCGGCTTGAGTGCTAAGAGAATTTAATAAAGCGTCTGTAACACCATCAGTAGCAACGGTAGTACCATTTAATGTACATTTAATAGTATTCGCACCATATGTTGCAAAACGACTTGCGGGCGTAGGCCCAAGAGTTCCTCCTAATATCTGTGTATTAGCCGCGCGTGTTGCGCTAACAGTATCTGTAAAATTATCTGTATTTGCACTTGATACAACAACAGATTCAGCTTTATTAAGAAGACTAATTCCTTCATAAGGATTATATTTAGCAACAGATATATCAGTTTCTGTTTTGTAATAAGTAGAATTAGCTTTAGCAGTTGTTATATTGATTTTTCTAGGTTGATTTCTATTGTCAGTAAAAAACAATAAGTTTTCAATTGTATCAACACCTGTAATAGGTCTGTTCTTGGAAAAATTTAAAAATATACCACTAACTAATAAATCAAAACCATTATTGTTTGGCGTAAATTCATATATATAACAATTATTACTACTACTAGGTGGAGTTGGATCCACGTTTAAATCTGTATAATCTGTTAAAAATACAAATATTCTATCTGAATTATTGTCAGAATAATAACCAATAACACTAATATCAGGATTACTTAATCCAAAATTACTAGCAGGGCTATTGCCTACAACAGTTTCTAAAGCACCTATGTCATCAGCTTCAGATTTACCTACAGAAATATTCTGCGCATCACGATATTCACCATTAGGTATTAATCTATCATCCAAGTCTTTATTCATCTTGGATCTTAGAAAACTGTTTTTTATTTCTGCCATTTAATTAAAATTTAAGCCATTTAGATTTACCTCTCATAACTTGAGTTATTTCATCAATTTTAAGATTAGATAATCTAATTTTAGCATTTCTTAGTTTAGCACTTCTTTCTTGTTTAAATCTTCTTATAACATACTCTTGAACATTTGCCGATGAAGATAGTATAGCATGTATTATATGGGCATATAAAGCGTCTTCTGCTAGTTTAGGTATTCTAGCACTTAAATCATAAGCGTTGCCATCAGAAATATACTGTAATAATATTAATTTATTAGCTAAATTACTTGTAAAACTAAAAGTTCCTTCTCTTTCGTTTATTTTAAACCAACCATTACTTTGGCTTGTTACAGGATCTAAACCATATCTTTGACCTAAAGCTCCATCATACATACTTCTTTCAAGTACGTTAGCGTTGTCAAAATTGTTTACAAATCCTCCACTTATATTTCTTGGATTAGTAGAATTCCAAGTAGCATTCATTTGCGATGTTACTTCAGCATTACTATCATTACTATCTTGTATAGGATTTCCTAGATCATCTTGAGCTGGTGTATAATAAGGGCTTTGATTTAAATTATTTGTAGGGTAAATAGGGTGTAGAACACCTAAATTATCAACCCATCCTATATTTGTATAATTAACATAATCTTGTGGTATGGTCAAGCTTAGACTAGGTGGCACTGTAAGTTCTGAAGATTTTACACTTTTTAAAGTGTCATAACTAAACTCTTGTAAACCACGTCTTGCATGAAATATTACATCAGTTCTTTTTATACTTGGTATAAGCTTTCCAGCTCCAACATAAGCAACTAAAAAATTATCAATAACATCTGTTAATCTAGTATACTCATAGCTGCCATGTGAATTCCATAAAGCTTCTTGAGTTAAAGATATTCTTATATATGTGTTTATTGTAAGTGATTGTATAACTGTAATGATATTACCAATCATTGACCAAACAGTAATTCTACGAACACTTAATGCTGTACCAGCAGGTATTCCAACTGCGGGTAAGTTTTGATTTAAAGTAAGAGTATCTACAGCTCCAGCATTAGTTTTAGTAACAATAGTTCCATAAACTAAACCAGTTAATTTATTTACTAAAGCAAAAATACTTCCACCTAAAACATTAGCATTAGCAGTTATAGTTACTACAGGTTGACCTCCAGCACTTAAAACATTAGGTGCTACATCAAAATCACTAGAAACAGGGGTTAATTCAGTCCATGTTTGAGCATTTGCGCTAGTATATACCTTAAAATTATTTATGTTGTATCCGTTTGATCCAGGTGAAGAATAATTACCTGTTCCAACAACTAGATCTGTATCAAAAGTACTAGTAAAAGATTGATTTGCTGCTGTTGCTAAAACAGTTTGCTGCTGATTTCCAGCGTAATATTGTCTGTTAGTTTCGGTGAGCAAGCCACCGTTAGGTATTGGCATATCTTAGCTTTTTTGATTATTTTGTTCTTGTGCAACTTGTTGAGCTGCAACTTGTATAATAGTAGGATCTTTTATTACAACGCCCGCATATAGTAATATTTTTAATATTAACTCTGTTTGATCTGCTGGGTTAAGTTCAAAATTAAAAGAACTTGAAGCATTAAATGTATATTGGTTATTAGCTCCTACTGTAAAGTTCCATATAGGATTAATAGGTTTTCTTATGTAAGAAACATTAATACCATTTACTATAGTCGTAGGATAAACTGTTATTTTATTATTTGCTAAAGTGTATATAGGATATGTTGAAGTAGGTGCTGTTAAATTTGAAGATAATAAATGATATAACTCAGTCATACCAACTCTTTGGAGTTCTTGAGTAGGCAGTGCTCCAATAGTATTAAACAATGCACCTAGTCTATAAAATTCTTTTGGATAAATATTTATAACTAAACCTAGTCCAACGACCGGTTGAGTATTAAAATTTATAATAAGACCATTTATACTATAATCAGTATCTGCTAATTGTATACCATTTTGAAATATTTGTACAACTCCATTAGCTACTTGAGCAGCTGTAGCAGTTTGTATAGTATAAGCTGTTGTTGCTGCTGTTGTTACAGCTGGAAGAGTAGTTGTTGCAATTGATCCGGAGCCGGAAAATTGTTGAGGTAAATCAAAGACGTTACTTGAGGATATCGATGTAGCAACACCGAATTCTTTGAATATAGACATTTTTTCATCAAGACTTACGGTTCTACTAGCGTAGTCTGTATCTGTTTGCGGAATGCGTATTTGTTGATTAATGCTATCAAAATATGCTTCAAATATTTCTAATTGAGATTGAATAGCTGTTTTATTAAACTCTAGAGGTGTCATGTATCCTCGTTGCTCTTTATTTAGTATTAATAAAACGGTTTGATATACATTATTTACGCTTATTGCCATTTTAATATTTTAGTTAATAATGACAGGGCCGTTTTTAAGCGACCCTTCACTATAATTATAGTCACATGTTATTGTAACTTTTTCTGAATTGTTTTATAAACTTCTACACCTTCATCAGATTTAAACCAAGCAGCTAAAGCTGAGTACGGATTTTCATCAAATGGTATAGTCATTAATTTTCTATCATTAGTTCCCCACAAGAATTCTCTTTGATCTTGAGAAAGTTTTATAATACCTTGCTCTTGAGCTACAATTCCAACGTTTCTTAAACCAACGTTTTCATCACTAGCTAAAGTTAAAAATAAATCAGGATTGTTTTTAGCCATAATCAACAAGTCTCTTTTAAGTTCTTTAGAACTCATTGATGTAACAGCACTTCCTTTTTCAACTCTTAATATTGCTTCAGCATGATCAATATCCATTTCTCTTGCTGCTATCAAAGCATCTATTTCTAGATTTATATATTCCATATCATCTTCAGCCTCTAGTTCAGCTTGATATTCGGCAAATATTTCACCGGTTTTTGGATGATACAATGAAAGTAATTTTTGTAAATTTTGTTTTTCCCTAGCAACTGTTAAAGCGCCGTTTTCAAAAATAATATGACCTAGTGTTACCTCTCCTTTTTGTTCATCAACAAATGGAGATGATTGATTAGTTGCATATCTAATTTCTCTTTGTACGCCGCTAGATTCATCGAACCACATAAGTGGCGATCTTGATGAGTTTTTTGATGCTAGTGTATATGTTAAGGGGGTTGAACCTCCTACTAGATAGTATGTTCTATCTTTTATCTCCCATTTAGGGGCTATTTCTTTTGTTTTTGACATGATATGATATAATATAATTAATAAAAATAAAGAGTATCCCTGCCAATAAGACAGGGATAAACTTTAAAGCAATCTTAGTTTTGGAATAATACGAAATTATTCGCAGCTTGAGTAACTAAACATCTTTCAGACAACCAGTTAACTTGCATAGCATCTAAGCTTGTAGTGTAAGCACCACCAGCAGATCCTGTGATCCAGTTTTTGTATCGTCTGTCTTCTGTTTGAGAAGCTCTATATCTAACGTGCAAGAATGGTCTTCTTATGTTAGTACCAAGTTGTTGGTCATACACAGTTGAAGTTCCAGCAGGTATTAATACACCTTCAATTCCACTTACCGCAACAGCACCTCTTGTAGAAGCGTCATTTAAGTATTTCCAGCTAGTTTTGTAGAAGTCATAAGAACCTCTTCTGAAACCAGAAAAACCTAGGTTAAGTGCCATATCCTCAGAGTTTTCAAATAAACCATAAGCAGTACCTCCAGCTTGTCCAGCAGAGATTTGCCCTAGCATATCATCAAAATCTAAATCCAAAGATCTATTTAAGAAAAGCATGTTTTCTTCGATAGCTCCTTGAGTATCAAGATTTTTAAGTACTTGATCGAAATCAGAAATACCTGTACCTCCAGAGAATCCACCCATTACATTACCTCTTGCTTGAATAGCAGCAAAAAGACCTTGAGTACCATGAGCAACAGAAGCACCACCAGCAGCAGTAAAGCCTGGTACTAAAGCTGATTGAGCAACGAAACCAGAACCAGCAGCAGCTAATTCACCTTCAACCATCGCCATTTCTAAATAGTCATCAAAACGTAATCTTGTTTCAGATTCAGCTTTTAGATACCATAAGTATCCTGATGTACCATCTTCAGTTGCAACTTCTACCCAACCGATTTGAGCCATATCAGAACCATTTATTTCAAATGAATCTTTTATGATAATTGGTTGATTAGCAAATTGTGTAAACTGAGGAGTAATAGACTTGAAAGAACCAGCTGTACCTGCAGCATTAGTAGCTCCAACAGTTCCTTTAGCAAATAAAGAACCATATACGAACAACTTAAGTGTTCCAGCACCAACAGCTGATACAGGGAAACCACCACTAGCAGCAGTAAAATCTGCAATAGAGAATGGATAAGCAATAACGTTAGTCGTTGCTCCAGCTCCATTTGCAATTGCACCAACAACAGCTTTTACAGTAACTCCAGTTGCAGGATCCATAACAACGATCGTGTCATTAGGGAATACTGCATTTTGTATAGCAGTTGCTCCAAGTCCTTGATTCAACGTCGGAACGTTTAGAATAAAGTTAAGAGCACCACCACCTTGTGGACATGCAACGTTTGTATATGATATGTGTAATCTATTTTGTTCTGACCAGATAACTTGATCAGATGTCATTGGCATTTCAGCGCCAACCATACGTAAGAAACCGTTTAAAGTTCTATTTCCGTATCTTTCTACCTCAGCTTCGTAAACCTCAGGTAAGTACTGCTGAATGAAATCATTCGCACCACCGTTAAATGCTAGGTAATTCCCAGCTAGTAATTGTTGTTGTTGGGAAGGTACTACGCTTCCAAACACAGGAGTTATTTGTCCCATAATAATTAATTGTTTTGTTTTTAGTTAAATTTTCTTGTTTTAATCTTCAATTTAGAAGAATCAAGACCACTGATTGCTTTAACTTTAAATCCTCCAGCTACAACATCTAAACCAGGCGTTTGCCTAATGTCATTTGGTATATTTTTGGATCTTACAACTATATCTTTAGTAGCATCGGATTTACCTTGCTCATAAAAATGTTTTGCAATTGAGTCAATATTGTCAGCAGCATACATAGCTTTGTGATAACCTTTAACATCTTTAACACTTCCATCATTATTTAAGAACTTCTTAATTATATTAGAAACATCTGATTGTTTAGTCGCAACTTCATTTGGATTTTTAACTCCGTATCTAAACTTTTTCTCTCCTAAGTCGATGTCAAAACCTTTGAAATCATCAGAAAAATACTGTTTAGTATTAGATTTAAAATCTTCATGTTGTTGTTGAGCTGTGCTTTGCTCTTCATTATAACGGTTAAAAAAATCCATAGCTTTTTGTTGGTCTTTTGTCGTACCAGGTCTCAACTTGATTTCCTCGTAATATTGACTTTTTAAACCTTCTAAATGCTTGTGGGCTTTAGCAACCTCTTCTTTATACGCAAGTTTCTTTTGTCGAACCTCACGCTCTTCATCCACTTCTTCATCAAATGAAAAATTATCTTCAATCATAAAGTTAACTTCACTTGAATCTAAGTGTGACTTAGCTTGTTTGTAATACTCTCTTAAAAGAGTATCATTATCTACATTAGAATAGTCAGCATTTAATCTAACATAATCTTCTAACGTACCACCAGTTTCTTTCATAAAGTCTACGACTTTTTCAATATTCTCTGGTAGTTTAGCTACTTCTCTTACTTCTTCTGGAGTAGGAGCAATAACTTTTTGTTCAATTTTTTCACCTATTTCTTGTATTTCTTCTTCTATTTTTTCTTCAATAGGTTTAACTTCTTCTTCTTTAATTTCAGAAACCGGGCTGGGCTCTGGTACTCGTTCGTCCACTTTAGGGCTATCTCCGGTTTGTTTGCCCACAACCACTTTCTCTGTTTCTCCGACTGGAATGGCATCTGCTTCTGTTTTAGGTTTTGATAAATCTATTTTTATAGGCTCATCACTTTTTGTTAATTGTTTTGGCTTTTTAGATTTAATCTTAAAAGACCCTTCTTCTTTTACTTGTTCTGACATAATATAATATAATAAAAATTAATAAATAGGTTTATTGTGGAGCAAATTGCTCTAAACCAAATCCGCCTAATCCATCGTTTCCAGCAGATTCAAAATCTGTAGGTAGTAAATCATTTTGACGTTGTTCAATCATTTTTGATTGTTGTGTTGCTTGTATTTTTGTTCGTTCGTCTTTTCTATCTTCAATTTCAGCTTCTTTTTGCTGTTTTGCTTTACCTTGCATTTCAGCTAATCTTAATTGATATTGAAATTCTTCAGCCATTAATTGTTTTTTAATAGCAGCTTCTTGTTCCATTCTTTGAATTTCAAACTGAGACTTAGCTTGTTCTATTTGTATTGTTGTTTGCGCTAATGCTTGTTGTTTTTCAACTTCATTCATTGCTGCTTGCTCTGCAGCTTTAGCATTTGCTTCACCTTGAGCGGCAATCATGGCTTTTTGATTTTCTTGATCTTTTTCTTGTTTCTGCTTTCTCTTAAGTTTTAGCATTTGATTAGCTAATTTAAGATTTTTAATTTGTCTTATATCAATAGCGTCTTCTAAGTCAATACCTTGTGACTGCAACGCTACTTGAATATTTTGTTCTAGCTGAGCTTTCTCTTCTTCATCAGGTTCTAATTCTAAGTAAATACCAAAATCATGTAAATTTAGTGTGCTTATTTCTTTCAAAGTCTCTACGTTATATACAGAAATACTTTGTTTTAATGAATTAGCTGTTAAAGGAAAATCCAAAGCATCAGCTACTCTAAGAGCAATATTTTCGCAGTTTCTTATTGTTAAATATAACATACCATCTAATATATGTTTAGTAGCTATATTAGACGCATTAGCTGCCATTTTTTGTAATCCAACTAAAGCATTAGAATCTGGCTGACTACCATCTCTAGCCTCATTTAAACCAGTCACATCTCTTATCATTTGTAAATAATACTGATAAGTATTTGTTAGTGATGCTATTTTTCCATTAGCACTAGATGATTGTAATTCTTGTATAGGTACTTTACCTCTATTAGGGTCACCATCTTGTGTTAAGCTTCTACCAACTATACTACCAGTTTGGAAATACATGTTTAAAGCTTCTTGTGGATTATAATTGGTTCCATTACCTAAATCAACTTCGGCTAATCCATCAACATCAACGAATACACCATCTGGAACCATACGTTGAATTACTTGTTGTAACTTTAACGATGTTAATTGTATCATGTCAGCAAAACTAGTACATCTACTAACTAAAGATTCTATACGACCTTGATAAAAATTAGGAGCACAAATATTATAATTCATTTTTACTTTAGTAGAATCTGAAGTAGGTCTTGTCATATTTTCAGCTAACTTCCATTCAAGCATCTGTGGAACACCCATTACTTTTGCACCACTAAATAAAACCTCTATACTTCTTGAAACTCTATTAAAATTATCACTTTTAGGTGGGTTAAATGTATCTGGTTTTTGTAAGGTTTTTTCTAAACCTGTATCAGTTCTTTTTATTTTAAAAACTTGATCAACAAATGTTTTATATTCAAAAAATAATATTTGAACCATATCGTTGTCATAATTAGGATTAGCTATATAACTATCACGACCTGGATACCTTTGCATCATTTTCATTTCTTCATCAGTAAGGCTAGGAAATCTTTTTTTAATCTCTGCTAAAGTCATAGAAATTATTTCACCTACATAATATATATCTTCAAAATTAGGATCATTAGTATAAGAATAAATTAAATTAGCAGGATCAACATAATCAACAACAACACCATTAGCCCTGTTAAAGCTAGTTTTTGTAGCTCCAATCCCAATAACAGTTATATCTTCTACAACTCTTCTTTTTGTTAAATTATACTTGTTATTTGCTAAAACATTATTTATAACTTCTTCTTCCGCTATTTCTATTCCTTGTTTATAGCTCAACTGCATGTGTAATTCTAATTCTTCTTTACTTCTTGGCAATTCATTAGCGGGCATATTAGATTGAGACAAATCTTGACCAGTTGTTTCTTTAGCTTGTGTTAAAAGTTCTTGACCATACATGTCTTCTAATAAACTAGTAGCATATGTTGTTCTTTCTTTTAAAGAACCTGGATCTTGTGAAAAAGCCTTAATATCATAATTCTTAGCTGCAATACCATTAACTACTATATCTACAAATTTAGGTATAATAGGTACCGGCTTCCAATCTAAATTTAAATAAGACAAATCACCATTAATAGATAATTCATCTTTATATTTTTGTACGTTCTGCTCGCCTCTAGCGTATAGTCTTAAATTGTGAAAATTTTGATAACCTGTATTCCATCGACTTCCATTCCTTGCACCACCTCTAAACCACTCGTATTCAATAGCTTGTCCAACCAACAAACCATATTCTTCAGTTTTCTTTTCCCCTTCAGATACCATCTGACTTGGAAATGCACTATTAATACCAGTGTTTAATTTCATCTATTAATTATTTTTGATGTACCGCCTTTATTATCATACTTAGAAAAAGTTAAATTAACTGGTTCTTTTATAACTTCAGCGACAGGTCTATATTTATTTTTATTGCAAGCCATGATTGCTAACCCAGAACTAATTGAGGCATCATGCTTCGTTCTATCGTTTATATTAAAAGCTGCCCAATCTTCTAATGTTCTTTGGAAATACATAGTTC